GATGCTGATAATGATACAGACGTCAACCCACAGCTAGTTTTATACAGTCCGAACGAGGGAGATACTGTTATAGATATACCAGCTGGATTATCTACAAGTATTGTATATCAAATCAAAATTAAAAGGGTTGGGGATAAATTAACACTTTCGATACACAACTATGAAACTGGCGAACTTATAGGTGAATCAACCGACACTGGTTATAGTAACGATAGTACCGAATATAGTGTTATAAATGAAACAAGGCTTGTGATTGGAGCTGCTTTTAATTTAGCCTCAGTTACTTCGGCTGGCACTCAAATAGCTGATTTAATAATAAAGAAAAATAACGAAATAATTAATTGGTGGGACGGAACAATTATAAAAACTTTACGAAGAGGCATAGGAGAAGATAGTAACGCCTCTATAGCTTTAAAAGATAAAGTTGGTGGCTCTCATGCAGATTTAAGAAATACACCAGTAGGTGGTGGAAATTTTGGATCTGTTGTTGCGGATGAAGATTTTCAATTTGGTAAAAACAAAGAAGTTATATACAACGGACATTGGGACGGTACATTTAAATTAGGTTGGACAGACAATCCTGCTTGGATTTTGTATGATTTAATGATTAATCCAATGTATGGTGTAGGTAATAACTTAGATGATCGCGAAGACATTAATATATTTCAACTTTTTGAAATAGCTAGACATTGTGATGCTGTAGATGAAGATGGATTATTTGATGGAGTTCCAGACTCAACGCGGGGATTAGAACCAAGATTTTCTTGTAATATTAGATTAGCAGAACCAAAAAATGCTTATGAAATTTTGGGTAATTTAGGATCCGTATTTAGAGCCATATCTTTCTGGGACGGATCATCATTGACATTTAATTCTGATAGAGATAAACCTGTTTCCGCTATATTTAATAATGGAAATGTATATGATGGATTTTTTAATTACGCTGATATTTTATCCAACGCTAGATTTACGAGGGTAGAAGTTCCATATGCAGATGCTAAAGACGAATACACAATGAAGATTGAATACATTGAAGATGAAGAAAGAATAAGGCAATACGGAATAATAACTAACAAAGTTAATGGAATTGGTTGCACGTCCAAATCTCAAGCAAGAAGATTGGGTAAATACATTATGCTTTCTAATAAACTAGAAACAGAAATAGTTTCATTTAAAGTTGGTCACGAGGGAATATTATTAGAGCCTGGTGATGTTATCAGAATAGATGATGAAATCAAAAATTTTGAAATCAATTACGGAAGAATTTTAGAAATAGAAACCGGTGCACCTGGAGCAACTCCTGCATACTTCGACATAGAGGATCAAATCAATACTGGTTCAATTATTACAGGAACAGATGTAGGGGGAATATATGCGTACAACAGCGAACCTCACACACCTTTAGAAGAACTATACGACATAAGTACATTTAATTCACAACACACTTTTGGAGCCGATGATAATATTGTGACTGGTAAAATACCGTTTGAAACAATACGCGATCATAATCAACCAAGGTTATCTAAATTTTATATTACTGGTTTTAATAAAGTGCCAAATGCATTAAGATTATATCTAAATAGAGATGACGAAAATTTTGATTCTATAACTGGAGTTAGACATGGAACTTTCGCCAACGTAGAACTAAACAATAATACAACTGGTGAGTTTAAAGTTGTATCAATAAAACCAAGTGAGGATAATTTATATAGCATTGAAGCCTTACAATACGAAAGAAGAAAATTTAGTATGATAGAGTCTGAAGACTTTGATTTAGAAGAAAATAACTACAACATTGGAATACCGCTGCATACTGTAAACAAACCAAGTGCGCCAGAATTTAATTTTGATATAATTGAAACTCCTAATTTAACTTTTTCTGTTACAGGAAATATTATTGGTGCGGCTGGAAGTAACGAAACAGAATATAGAGTTACAGTTTTAAAAACAAATAGATCAGCACCATACATACAAAAAACATTTATGAAAGATGACGTTTCTTCAGCAGAAGGGACTCAGTTTAGAATAAACGGGTTGATTGATGGATCTTATAGTGTGAGAGTAACGGCTTTACAAAATCCAGAATCTTCACCAAGTGAATCTAAAAATTTTACTATAGCAAGTCCAAGACAACAATACATAAAACCTTTGATACAAAAAATTAATGGCGATGTAAATGTATCCCAAACAAGACTAGATGGTACTGGTTATGGGGAAGTTAAATCTTTATCAAACGACTGCACCTATAATGTTGATGTAGTTGATGTTTATGGAAGAAATATAACGATTTCTCAATCTGATTTTTCTATTAATGTTTATGCAAAAACAGGAGAAAATTATAATTTAGTTCAAGAAAATCAAAAAAGAAACCAGTACACATTTACTGAAGTTCAAAACAGATTGACTTACGGGCAAATGAATACTGGTTTCGAGTTACGATTTGATCTAATCCAGAACGAGCAAACTATAGATACAAGTTACTACAATACTACAATAATTTAAGTAACTTGCGACATTCTTTTGCTGGAATATCTTTAAAACTATTCCAAGTCTTAACTTGATCTGTATCTCCGTCATACTGACCATCTTTGTATAAAGCACGTAACCAGTCCTTAAAGCCGTCAAAAGTAGTAACTGATAGCTTATCATTAAGGTTCTTAGCTAAGATGCCTTGAGGCGTAATATCAGTCGATTTTGGAGCTATTTCAACTGGAGCTTTATTCTTGGAACTGTCGATCTCGTCACCACCAACAATATGAATGTTTAAAAAGTTGCGAACACAACGTACAAAAGCACGGTTTTCTGCAATACATTCTAAGAATTTTGCGGCAAAACCATTTGTATTGTTTGTTGTAGCGTTTGCAATGGAGGCAAAAGCTTGTGTGCCGTTACTTTCATAGTTTTCTATCCAACTAATCATACATTGGACTACAACACGACTATCAGATGATTCTGAAACATCGTATGTTACATTATGAAAACCACGAAGTCTGGCTAACTCTTTAATACCGCTCAACTTAATTAAAAGCTGATTATCGTCTAGACCCTCAACGGAATCTGGGACAGGCATTTTTCTATACTCAAACCAATCTTTGTTTGGATATAAATGCTCTGGATTGATCATGGCTCTCCAATTAACAGAGCCATCTTGATTAAAAACATAGTCAACTGATTCTAGTAAACCATGCTCGTTTCTTTTGTATTTTTCTGGACTACTCATATAAATAAAAACTTTCTAATTCTTCTGATGAGATATCATCATAGACGAAGTTGTCCGAATTGTCAAGTTTTTTTGCAGAAAATTCTGCTGTAAATTGCTGAGAGTTTGTAATGAAGGATTTTTTTGATAGAAATTTACATTGTTTGTGTTCTGTTTCTACTTTTACAGTAGGGGCTACTGGATAATCAAAATATTTAAATCTAACATCTGATATATCCTTGGTGCCTTCATATTTAATTATTAAATTCATTTTTCTTCTTTTTAAGTTTTTGAAGAAAGTATTTAAATCAAGATCGTCATGTTTGTCCGAGTAACGAAAAATAATTTGTTTTAAGTTGGCGCAATAATTTAAAGCCTCCGTAGGGATAACTGTATCAGTATGTAAGTTGACGATGGAAAATTGACACCATTGTATGATATTGTTTACGTCAAAGTGTAAATCCGCTCTAAGATTAATTGGCCTTTGATACAAAGCTTCTGATTGACCAAAAAAGTTAGGGACAATATCTATTGATTCTTCTTGAAATGTTCTGCCAATTCTTAATGTTTTAAAATTTATTTTTTTATCTATGTTTAGTTGATCTAAAATTGACTGAGCTATATCTTCTGGTTTGATGTCATTGATTCTTTGACATTTATCTGAAAATGATGGTTTTATTTTAGAAAAATCTGGTTCAAGACTTATGCATTTATTTTTTTGGTGCCATAATGGTTTTGAGTTTTCCTTATACAAGTTGTAGTGAAGAATTACAGATGGCACATCATAAACACTTGAAACATGTCCTGGTAAACTGTCGCAACCAACGTGAGCCATGCTACCCTTAAGAATATAATTCATTTGTTTAAATGAAGCTCCGAGCGCATTATGCACAGCACCTTGAATTGGTTTATCTTTAGGGCCTCCTACTTGAACAATTTGAATATCGTTGTCAATTAAATGACCACTCAATAACCACGTAACAATATCCCAATACTTGTAAACAGAGGCTGGCATTTTATTGGAAGAATGTAAAGTAATATAACGATCTGGTAAACCAGGATAATAATGTTCTGTAATTTGTGGGCGACCTATTTTAACGCCCAACTCTTTTGCATAAACCTCAGCTATATGACTCATATGATTTCATCTCCTTTATATCTGATCGTGTTAAAATATTAATTCTGCTTTTAATTTCAAATCTTTTGTCATTGATATGATATACATCTCTTGCAAGTCTTACAAATTCAGAATCAAACTCTTGTTCCTTTTCTTTTCTTCTAAGTTCATCTTCCACAACCCAAAGTCCTCTATTGATTTGATACAATACATCTCGGTTAGCCTGCATTTCTGCAAAATCTACATAAAGTTTTTCTAATGCTTCTTTTTCTTTACGGATGTGTATTAATTTATTTTCATCCGTAATGTTTTCTAATTTAATGTCGAGAATTGTTAATTTATCAACAAGTTCTCCAACTGATACTGGTATACTAACTTTCATATAATTCTAATTGTGTTTTATCTGACCCATTGTGGTGATAATTTTGATAAGCTTGTGTAGGAATATGTGGTAAAAATGCATAATCAAAGTAACCTTTATGATCATATTTTCCCTCTAAGAAATGAGCGTTATCTATTTCCCTAGCATAAGGTAAGACTTTATACACGTTTTCATTATCCTCGATATAAGGATTAAAATGTGGTTTTGTGAAGACGTAAATATCATGATCTGGATAAAGTTTTTTTGTATTATCAATTAAACTATTAATCCATAAAACATCACCAGCAGAATCTGGCATAAATATAGCAAGTCTTTTGCCATCGTCAAGCAACTCTGATAAATCTCTACCTTTTCTTTCTTCGCCAAAAACAAAATCATAATCTATGTCTGGCATATTATCTAATATTTCTTCCAGTTTTTTACCAACGCTTTCTACGGAATAATTATCTATGGTAAATTGTCTAGCTTTTCTACCCATTTCTAAAACTCTATCTCTTTTCATTTGCCAAACTTTCTTTAATTGTTTGGCTATGCTAGAAGCATAAGTAGATGCCTTAATAAACTGTGTTCCTGGTTCACGATACTCCGCCCATTCTAATGGGAGTCCACCGCTTTCTGGCGTACAGGAATCCTCTCCACAAGAATAGTTTGTAACCAAAGTAATTAACTCAGTTAATTTAGCTTCAAAAATTGGTATTTCCATACCTCCACTGGTAAACGGATGACAGTATACATCCATCATATTATATATTTCGTTAAGCTGTTCTTCGTTAACTCCTGCGCCAACATTTGTAGTATTTAAAGCTTCTTTAGTTCCACAGTGCCCACAGGTTTGTTTCTCGCCTGTGTATGGTCTTACCTCATACTGACCACACGCCTTACAAAAATATGTAGTTAAAATATCAACTGGATCTATCTCTTTTTCTTTTAAAAGTCTAGGTATATCCCATCCTTCTTTCCAGTGAGTGTGCAGCAACAACTTTGCATTTCTACAATCTTTTTTAAACGTCTTAAAACCATCTAATATATTAGGAACGCTTTTACGTAATTGATTCCTAAAAACAAAACCCACAATATAACTATTGGCTAAATTAAATTTATTTCTAAGTTGATATCTTTGAGTATCTGATAGCTTATAAAAATCATCTGTATTAATTGTCCCATGCAAAGTCTTAACATGTTCGTGACCCATTTTAGCCATATCTTTTTCTGCAAAAGATGCCCAAGTAAAAAAGTTTTTGGCTTTAGGTGCGGCTTCTAAAGCTTGAGGTAGCATAGGTTGACTATCTAATGTAGTCCAAATCATGTGATTAATATTGTCCCACCAGGGTTTATTCCAATATCCTCCAAAAGCCCAAATATCTTCAACACCAATATAAATATCTGGTTTAAAATGTGCAATAGCGTTGTCGATCATTTCGCCACCATATCCAGCTTGTCTACCTCTATTGGGATCCATATTTAGTTGTTGTAAAACAGCGGGGTCATCCGGCAAAGAACCAACACATTTCCAAGGTTTAAATTGATGTTGTTGATCTGACCAAGATGAGCCGTTTGCAAACTCGATAATTTTGTATTTACCAGTCTTATGTAAATATTTTAAAATATTTTTACAATGTTTACCAAAGCCAGTAAATGCTTTGGAATTGTTACTGTGATATAAAATGGTTTTCATTTAACTTGATTTCTTATTCTTTCCGCTTCTATAAAAACTTGTTTAAGGTTATTTAATATTTCTATAGATCTTTTGATTCTGATCAATTCTCTTTTATCACAGAAACAACTTGCTTTCCTTTTTTCTAAAAGATCTAGCATGTATTCGATTTCTTTCATCCATTGTAATCAAATAATTTAACAAGATATAGTTCTAATAAAGTTTTAAGAGTTCGAGCTTCCCCTTTTTCAATTCCAATACCAAACTTAAGTGCTGAGTTTTTAATAACTCCAAAAGACCAAGCATCCACACCATTAGGTTTTGTGTATGGTTTAAATGACATTGTGGTTTTATCATCATTATATGTATGATAAGCTGACCAATCTGTATACTTTTCAATAGCATCAATGATCGCACCAGCTTCACCCTCGTTAATTTTACAATAAATATTTTTTTCTGGATCTTTTGCATTAGCACTAAATGATCCAGTTCTTTTATTAGAATCCCAACTAGCTTGTTTAATCGCTTGAATTAAGAATGTTGGCTTTGATGGATTGCCTTCTTTGTCTTTTGTAATGATTTTGAAAGAGAAAGCGCAACCTGTTGATTTTGCGTTTGGTTTGTAAAGATTGTACTGCATTTGAGACTATTATACCATACAAAGTGTAAAATTCTATAGTTAATTTATTATATTTTATATGCCTAGAAATATTAATTTACCTAAAGCTAGAGTTTTCGTAAGAAAAGATATGTGGGGAGGTTCTGAAGAGGAGTTTGAGCCCGCGTGGTTAGTTTCTGTAAGAGCGTTAAGAGGTAGACCTTTTTGCTTTCAAGTGTGGGTAGATAGTCACTGTGCTTGTTACGATAAAGTAAGACCCGATTGTTTATACTGGAAAAAACCAGAAAAAGACCACGAAAAACTAGATTTAGTTGATGTGCAAATGTGGGAATGTTTATCTAACGATATAGAATTATTCCAAAAAGCTCAACTTGCAGACGTACCTATGTTAGTTAATATGGGCGATGGAGACTTTGAAGAAGGCAATTACTGGTTTACTATTGATTGCATTCCAGAAAAACAATCACTTGGATATATGGATGTAGGTGACTCTGATTTACTAGACGAACATAAAGAAATGAACGTAATTCGTCTTAAAAATGGTCAGATAGCTATCTATCCTAACAATAGGTTAAAATGGATTCCAGAATCTTTAAGTAGCACTGAAGCTATAAAAAGAATACCTAAATGGAAAGTAGCAGAAAATGCTGTTTGGGATAAAGAATGGTTGGAGCAACCTTTTGAGCTATTTGGTGACTCAGATTGGAGTTACTAAAGTTGTTTTTGAAAATCTCCAAACATTTCATCTAAAACCTCTAAAAAAGATGGAAACTCATTATGAATTAAATGTCTAATTGTTTCATATTGTTTGTATAAATTGTAAACACTATTCCTATCTATTTTAATAATTATCTTAAAAAAATAACTGCAAATTAAATCGTGTAAAATTATTTTGAACGCTACATCTTTATAGGCTGGTAAAGCTTCACAATTATAGTCGTAATTAAATTTATCATAATACATTAAAAACTTTGACTCTAATTTGGGATAACTTACTAAATCTAATTTTATTGAAGCCATGGCTAAGTCCCACAATGGGTTTAAGGCAAGGCTTTTGTCAAAATTAATAAATTTCATCATTCGCCCTCTTACTAAAATATTTGATTCTGTAAAATTCATGTGACAGATTGATATATTTGAATCTACCAAATTCTTAACTTGAAGTTTAATTGTTCTATTTAATTCTTTTAATATAGATTGACATTTTTTAAAATATTTAGTTTTAGTTAGAGTATTATACAATTCTTCATCTAAAATTTCTTCGAAAGATCCTTGAGTAAAATAATATTCAAGAAAAAATTCAAAATCAGAAGATTCTGACTTATTAGTATGTAATAATCTTAAACATGAAGCAAATTGCTTTAATCTTGATAATAATTCTGATTGACCTAAATCTTTTATAGGATTACCGTATTCGTAAGTTGTGATAAGGAAAGCATAGTCTGGCCCAACTCCATTCAAAATTGGTTTTGGTGCTAATTGAAAATCTTTTTCTAATTTTTTTAAACACTTAAATTCTTTTGAAAAAATATAATTGTCTTCCTCATCTCCTAACTTAAAAAGATAACTTAATCCGTCATAATCAAATTTAAGACTATCCCACGCAAAATTTCTATCGACCAGTGATATATTTTTTACTTTTTGAAAATCAAATTGAGTTGAAAGCTTAAAGTGGTCTTCGAAGATATATTGAATTTGTTGTAACTCAATATTACTAAGTGACATATCTTTTGATTGGCCAATTAACCTCCCTCTCAATAAATCAGAAAAACTCAAATTACTATCTAAATTATCTTGTAACATATTTATATATTAAATAAAACCTATCTGTTTTCCAACAGAAATATTTGTATTGTTTCTTACATTATCTACCGTAGTGTTTAATTTTTGAGCAAAAATAGTATGTATTGTATTTAATTCTACTTTAGTAACATCTTGAGAATCACAGTTTAAAATTCTAGTTTTAGCGCCAGCCTCATCTATAATATCAAACGCTTTATCTGGAAACTTCTTTTCTGGTAGATACTCTTCACAAAGGTCAACTAATTGTCTAATGATTGTAGGAGTAAATCTAACATCGTGAAACTTCTCATAAGAAGATTTTGCCTTGAGCATTAGTTTAACAGTTTCTTCTTTGGTGGGTTCTAATACATCTACTTTTTCAAAACGACGATTTAAAGCCGAATCGCCTTTAAAGTATTTATTGTATTCATCTTTTGTTGTAGCTCCAATACAAGAAAAACCGCCTCTAGATAAAACTGGTTTTAAGCTATTAGCTAAGTCTAGACTGCCCTCAGAACTTCCAGAGCCTACAATTGTATGTATCTCATCGATAAACAAGATGTATTCATCACTGTTTGATATTTTGTCAATGATTTGTTTTACCTTTTCTTCCATTTGGCCACGATACATTGTTCCCGCGACAACAGAGGTCATATCTAAAGAAAGAATTTTTTTATGCTTTAAGAATTTGGGACATTTGTTTTGCACTATTCTTTCCGCTAATCCTTCCACGATAGCAGTTTTACCAACACCCGCTTCACCAACTAAAATAATATTACTCTTATTTTTTCTCAACAACACTTCGCAAGATCTTTCTATTTCTTTTTCTCTACCAAAGATTTCGAATGTACCACGATCTTTAATTGTTTGATTAATATTTTCACACCAATCATCAATATCTGGTTTGGTTTTTGTGTTACTGGTTGTAGAAGACGGAGCAACAACCTCCACCATTGGAGGTGGAGAGTTGTAGTCGATTCCATTTTTAATTACGTACAATAATGTACTGCAAAATTTATCAACATCTATTCTTAGACCTATAAAAAATGTTCTTAGCTCGTTTCTTGTTTTTAAGATGGTAATAAGCATGTGGTCTACGCCTATAAAATCATCTTTTGTTTTTTCGGCTAGTTCTCTAGATTTATCTAATATTTCAAATATTTCTTTTGCAAAAATTCTATATTTTCTTTTGGGTTCTTTATATGATTCTAAGACTAACTCTAAAGCTGTCATAAAACCCTCTGGCAACCAACCATTCATGTCCATTGCAAATTTTATATTGTTTTGCTCGCCTTTAAAGATGGAGTATATTAAGTGAACATCTATAACTTTTAAGTGACCGTTTTCACCCGCGATTTCCTGCGCTCTTACCAAGGCTTCTTTAGCGGAGGGTGTTAGATTGTAGCTTGAAAAATCGGTCATTTAATTTCTGATAGTCTTGTATAGATTTTTTCATCTAGAATGTTTAGCTTTTCACCGAAGATTATATCTTCACCTTTCGTACCATAAATGAAAACAATTTGACCTTCTTTGGGCTTTTTACCGCCTTCATTTAGATAATTATCTAGAGTAGCTGACCTTCTGTTGTTGGTCATCATAAAATTAACTTTACCATAATCATCTTGTATCTCGACTCTCATGTACTTATTACCTGCTCTACTTGTTCTGGAAACGCAATCTGTTACGACTCCAACATACTTTACACGGTCATTTTGCTCAATTGACTTTAATTCTAAGCTATTCACAAGATTCTTTGTGTCTTGAAACACTTTTTTAATCTCATTTGAGTGGCTATACCCCAAATACTTGCGCTCAAAGAACCAATTAGCAAAAACTAAATGTTCTTTATTTTTATCGTAAATTTGGCGATATTTGTCATAATCCCTCTTAAATGTCTTAAATCTGGAGTCTTTTATTAATGGTCTACCGTCATCTGCTGGCCAAGCTTCTTTTCTAACTGAAGCTATAGAGTTTAGTATGTCATAATTAAACTTTTGACCTAATTGTGTGAAGTTTCTTTTTTCTCTATCTGTAAGTAGGTTGAAAGATTGAGCTTCTAGTACAAGCCTGCAACGATTTGGTACACCGCTAGAGTTATCACAAAAAGAGTCCATCATACCGCCTTGTATCAAGCCAGATAGTATACCAATATTGATGCCAGAGTCTTTAGCTGTTAAAAACACATCATATTTATTTTGTTCTATCAATTGAGATTTATTAAACTCAACAACATTTTCTAATGTTTTTTCAGATACGCCTTTAATACTATTTAAACCATATCTAATGTTATCACCTTCAATAGAAAATTCAATATCTGATTTGGCTAAGTCTGGTGGTAAGAGTTTCATATTAAATAAACAAAGCTCTTGACTGATGAGAGCTATCTCTGCATGAGAGTCTGGCTCATGTTTTGTCATTTTAAGCAAAGATAAAAAGAACTCTTTTGAGTGGTTAAATTTTAAGTAAGTTGTTATAGCCGCCAAAGTAGCATAACTAATTGAGTGTGACTTATTGAATGAGTAATTAGCTGAGTCTTCAGCAACTTTCCAAAGAACATCACCAACTTGTTTTGGTAAATTATTTTCTTCAATCTTTTCTTCGATCTTAGCTTTCCATGCTGGCATTTGATCTACTTTTTTCTTACCGACAATACGTCTAAGTTGTTCCGCTTCATCAAGTGTGAATCCAACCTTAACAGCCATCTTCATCAACTGTTCTTGGTATAAAGGAATACCACCAGTATATGATAAAATATCATCAAAAAACTCGTGGACAGAACTGAACACGCTAGTTTTTATATAACTTGCGTATGTATCTAAATAATCAAGAGCACCAGGACGGGCAATAGCAACCACGGCAGATAATTCTTCAAGATTACGAGGAGCAATTTTCCTAGCCGCCTTAAAGTTTGTATCCGCCTCAATCTGGAAGAGACCCTTTGGTGCCTCAATGAATTTGAAGTTTTCATATATGTTATCTGACTCAACATCTATAGTTTCTATGTCCATATTAAGTTGTTTAAGAGTGTCATAAACAACAGATAATGTTCTTAATCCTAAGATATCGAATTTAACCATCAAAGATGCAACGTCATTCATGTCGTAACCAGATACATAATTACCGTCATTAGTTTTTTGCATTGGCATAACTTCTTGTATGTTATAGAAGCTAATCGCAATCCCCGATGGGTGAACGCCAGTATTCTTGTTTAATCCTTCTAGTTTTCTGGCAATGTTAAATACTTTAGGGTTGTCATCGCAAAACTTTTTAAGTTTCTCGCTTTCATCGTAAGCTTTTTGCAACTTAAATACCTTTCCGAACTGTTTTGGTATAGAGGCGCTAATGTCATTAACCTCCTCTTCTGAGAACCCTCCCACGATCTTTCCGCACTCCTTTACACACAATTTACTACTCAATGTGTTTAAAGTTAATATCTTACAAGTCTTACCTTTATGCTTTTCTTCAATATATTTGATCACCTCGGCTCTTCTGTCGTAACTGATGTCATTGTCCACGTCAGCCAACAAAGAGCCGTCTAGGTACGTTATATCGTCAACAATGGTCTTTTTAGCTCTGCTTTTGGATACAAATCGCTCAAAAAACAAATCATACTTGATTGGATCGATATTTGTAACCTTTAATAGATATAATACCAACGAGCCGGCCGCAGAACCACGACCTGGCCCAGTTGGTATTTTATTCTCATGGCAAAAGTTTAAAACATCCCAGTTTAAAAGTATATAATCAATAAACCCCAAATCTTTCAAAACGGACAGCTCCATCTTAACTCTGTCGTAATATTCTTGTTTGTTATCTAACTTATCTACACCTCTTTCTTTAACCCCCTTTAGACATAGCTCACGAAGCAAGTCATAATTAGATGATGTATTAGAAATACCTAACTCATCGTAGAATCTTTGCTCCACTTCAATTCCTGGTAATCTAACACCAACTGGCATTGGTTGTTTAAATGATTCTAATTTAAGCATTTATAATGATACTAATGTTTTTAATTTCTTCTGCAAGCTTATTATTAAAAATAATTAATTGCTCACTTTTGAACTTTTCCATGTCGACTTCGTGCAAAGCCTGCATGTGTTTTTTTTCTAAGGTAATTCGTTCTTTTAAGAATTTTTTAAATTCTTTTTTTAAATCTTCAATGTGGTTGTTAAAATCGTGCCTAAGTTTGTCTGAATTTATAGATACTTTTTTAACATCTTCGCAACTAGCTTTTCTTAAGCGACCACAATCAAAGAATAATTTAAATTCTATATAATAATTGTATTGCAAAGATTGAACTATACTAAATATAGAAAACGAACCATTAAAATCTGTAATATGACCCTCAAGCATTAACAACCCATCTAAAGTTATAGTATAGTCGTTATTTTCTTGTTTAAAATCATAAGTTTGAAAAAGATTAGTTAAAGCAATATCTCTTTCAATCTCCCTAAGTAATACAAAGGATCCCCATTGCACTGTATGCAAAAAAGCCTCTGGTCTATCAAATATAATTGTATCAAAATCTTTTACCATTTGTTTATATCTCCAGTTCCCATATTTGTTTTTGAAATATTTCGAAGTTCTTTTCTATATCGTATAAAGCATCATGTAGCTTTTTTTCATCAAAGTCAATATTATAATGCTGTAATAGATGTTTCTGGTTTGTTTTTAAACCACGTTCTCTAAAGTGAAGGTATCTCATTTGCCAAGCAAGTAGTTCACCACCTGGATTTTTATCACCTTTTGCTATAGCTTTTGCTAAAATATTCGTATCTAAAAGTTGACCAATAAAATTTTCGTAACTAATTCTTACGCCCATCTTTCTAAGCCAAACGCCTAAGATATAAATGTCATAACCAAGAATATTGTGACCAAGAACAATGTTATTACCATACAAGGCTTTTTCAAAGTCTTTCCAAACAACCATTGGATCTTCTGCAACAGATTCGTAATAATCTCTATCAAATCCAGTAACTCGTGCAGCATCTGGAGATACGTTCAAGTCGTCCCACTTGATAAAACGATTATGTTTTTTGATGACTTTTTTACCTTCGCATTCAATCCAAGCTATCTGCCAAGGTTTAGAGGTGATTAAATTTAATCCCTCTGTCTCGGTATCAAAAACTATATAACGTTGTTTAAAGTTGTACCTAAGTAATTCTTCCATGATGCGAAACAAAATTCGTCACTACCAAAGTGATCTAGTCCAGGGTTCGATAGATCATAAGTTCTACCTATCCTGCGGTTACAAATTAATTTATAAGTTTGAAAAGCCAAAACATCTTCTTTGTCTTTATAATATATTGACTTTGCGTTAAAATATTCGTTTGGGTGATTCTTACAATAACTTAAAATCTTATCCTCAATCAAACAATCAAAAGGGAGATTATTATCTTCAATCATAAATGGGACGTCAAAAGGTAAATCAACAACACAATTAGAAAAGGTTGTTAAGTTTTTATGTAAAAAAGAATCGTAAAAGGGTACAACATACTGCAAATTTTTTGTAGAATCCCAAGGCCTTGTGATCTTAGTATCCGATTGTTGGGTGTAAAGGCTGTACAATTCTTTTGCACCAGCATCACCATTTGCAAAAGCAATCATTTTACTTTCTGATTCTTCGCTATGGTCGTCGTTGTACATAGAAAAACGCAAACCAAAACGTAATCTATCTTCAAACTTTCTAAAGGCTTCTGGGAAACCTGTCATACTATCTTCAACAAAGTGAACCTCTTCGAAGTCTTTTGTCAACTCGTGTACATCATCTATGCGTAAAATACTTTTACCAATAGAAGAATGTGTTTTAAAAAATGGAATCATACTACCAATATAGATAGTAATACTAATTTGTCAAGATTATATCGCTAAATCTTTAATTAAAATATTGTAACAATCTGATTTAAACTTCCATTTACCGTTGCCTCTAGGGTCTATCTGCCCTTTCTTACCAAATACAGCTTTATCGTAAAAATCTTTCTTTTTCATAAAACCGTAAACATAGGCTAAAGTGTTAGATTCATTAACACCAACAAAGCAATAAGCATCACATTTTTGCCTAGTATTATAATCAGAAACATTTAAATTCCAATCTTTGTTTGGGGTAAATTGGTCTGAGAACTTTTTTGTTTTTATATCTACTTTATAATCTTTAATAATTGTATCGTAATCATATGTATTCTCACCAGTTCCTTTGTACGCATCTTTAACTACAATTTCTCCAACAGCGCCCGCAAGATTACCTTCACCTTTTGTAATGCTGTTGTTTAACTCTTTAAAATCAAAAAGTTTTTTAGCTCTATTTAGTTGGTCTTTTGTAACTTTAAATTTTTTCATAAATGTTTTGGACACCCTTTATAATATTTAATTGAATGTTTGCCACCTTCGGGCACCATGCTTTTGTCAAAGTCATCTTGGAAGCAAGAGGAAATATGTACACCTTCTGCATCTAATATTTCTACATAAAAGAAATCAAACTTAAACGGACAATGCCACATTAAAGAACCATCTTTCTTTAGTTGCCCTTTCTTCTCTGCGAATCCACATTGTAATTTACCGCTGAATGTACCATCATCTGGAAAGCCTTTGTCGTAAGCAAAATTACCAACAGCATCACACTCATCAAAGTTCTCTAAATAGTTTTGAACATTTGCCAACTGCATTTCAAAACCCTCTAAATCATCTTCGTCTAATGGTTTCATTTTCATCAAACCTTTTTTCTTTAGGTCAAACTTTAAAAATAAAAACTCTGCACTTCTGTTTACATACTCTGGAAATAAATGCTTAACAGCTAAACAGTACATATAGTCTTGAAGGTTGTCATCTTTTTCTTTACCCTCAAACATTTTTTTGCTCGTCTTATAGTCTCTGATTATAGCGATCTTTTTGTCTTTGTATAAAAACAACTGGTCTATAAAACCTCTTATATGATAACCGTTTTTTTCTATGTCAAAATCTAACTCTGCGTGAGCTTCGTCTGGTATACCTAATTCTTCTCCGTGAAAATTACAACTCAAACCATTGAGAATCATTTGTTTTATAAGCGTCATGTTATCTTCGTCCGTAACACCAAGCTCTGTAGCATCAGACATAATTAAATCTTTTACCGCCTTACATGCAAAAGGATCTTTAGCTTTAACTATTTTATTAAATTGTGTTTTGGTTTTTTGTTTAGATAGATGCTCGAAAACATTGTGACAAACAGTACCTCTTCTGGCGCCATCATTACCATTTTCTGGTAGTTTTAATTTGTATTTAGACCAATACAGCCAACTACAAGATTGAGCCGTTTTTATACGGCTTGCTGATAATTTTACTTCCATTATAACTTTCTTAGTGTTATTGCTTTAATTTTTTTAAAGTCTGTTAAAAGAATATACTCAAGTAATTCGTTAAAATTCAATTTTGGTAAGGTATTGTATTTTCCCCTCAGTGAAGCGTATCTTTTCTCCATGCTTTGAAAACCGTCTATGTCATTGAGTAGAGTCCAATACCACATTACTTTATGTTTTATGTTTTTCGTAAGCTTTGTTATAGTGTTATGTATTTCGTCTACATCAGAGGGGTCATTGTAGTGATCAATAGATAAAAAATCACATTCTCCAATGTATTCGTTTGCATCAATACAAACAACATTAATTTTGGGGTGATTCATTATTTTGGGATTCATTTGATATTGTAAATCAATTAAATCTTGAGAATTTTCCAATATAGTTATCTTGTCTACTTGGGGATTTGATAGAAGAAGACTTTCTCTAATTAAAAATCCTAAACCTGTGCAGATGCAATGACCATAAGCTAAGTTATAGTCTACAAGATGTTCGTAATAAGTTATTAAACTTTTTAGATTTGTATAGTTCATATTTTTACCATCAATAAACAATGTTCTATCATCTTTGTGGCCCCATAGTCCAGATTGAATTTCACAACTCTTGTAGTCAATTCGTTCTATAACTGGAGCAATATAATTTTTATCTTTTATAATTTTAGAGATCATAAATGTTCCAAAGTTTTTCAAAATAGTAATGAACAATAGTCATAACAAATGAAATAAAAATACCGAAAAGGGTAACATGCCAATCCCCAAACCATAACCTAGCCATTAGGGTACAAAGAACTATTGAGAGAACTCTCCATATTACTACCTTTTTCATGAATCTAAAATTTTAATTAGTTTTTTACAGTTGCCATTTTTTCGTAGTGCGTCTGTTGATTTAATTTGTTCTTTGATCCAGTCTTGTGTTTTTCCTTCTGACAAATTCCATTTGCACTTTCTAGCGTGCCACTTAGAAAATATATTAGTGTTAGATGGGTTCGATTGTAACATATCTCCAAAATCATTTGCAAGTGGTGGATTGACACATATTCTATCTAAATCATATATTTGAGATAGTTTAGCAACGGTTTTAATTGTAGCTATTCCACCAGAATTAGTTTCCTTATCTTTGTCGTTATTCATTGATACGATAATTCTATCCAAATCAAAACTGTTAAGATAAGACATAACTTTAGATGATATATCTAGACCAGCAAGCATCAGAACATTTTTAAAACCAGCTTCATAGAGAGCCATACAGTCGCCAATACTTTCTACCAAAATAACTTCACCAGATTCTTCTATATTATCGTGCGCAAGATGGTGTGGGTAAACCCAATCTGTTTTACGACCCATATGTTTCCACTTGGGAATATTTTCACCATCTATAACAGTCCTGCCAGAAAATCCGTGTATTTGATTATTTAAATCATAAATAGGAAAAACTATACGTCTGTACATTTTACCATTACCAGCATAACCACACTCAAATGTTTTTTGTGTTTCATTTGAAATACCTCTTTGATTGTAGAAAGTCCTAATCGGTAAAAGTTTTTCTAAAAAAGATTTTGGGTATATTTTTTCCATTTCTATTTTTTCTGCTACTTTTTTGGCTAGGTCTGGTGATCTAGGTATGTAATCAACATACTTTTGAATCGCCTTTGGATCTTCTGTTTTTAGGGTTTCTCTAACTAACGCAGTAAAAGGTTTAGCTTCATTATCTGTGCCAAAATCTTTCCAAACACCAGTGTCTTTGTATATTATAAGAGCAGTTTTGTTTTTTCCACTTCTATAAATAGCGTTGCTCCTCCAATGTGAACCACAATCTTGAAGTGTATAACCTAAGTCTTCTAATGCTTCTTTATAGGTCATCGAATGAAGGTAAATCAGATTGTGTGTTGATTAAGTCGCCACCAGTGTTTCTGAAAGCAACAATGTCTCTTAGGTCACCACACTCTGTAATATTAAAGTTTCTAAATTGTAGATTGATAAAATTCCTACGAAGATTGTCATCAACTTGTACTGGTTCACAAGCACCCGCAATATCTTTACCAAGGTGTCTAGCTTTTACGTTAATTAATTTATGTGTACCAAAAGAAGAACCATCATCAGCAACCTCATCTGTGGTCTTCTGTCTTAGAATAAACATGTGAGAGCAGAACTGAGTAATTCTATCTGATAATGATACAATAGATTCATCATCAATAATGTTTTGTGCATTACGGTTATTGGTAATACCACTACGATTAGATTGAACTGATGTAATCATTGGTATGACCGGCAAGCCGTCTTCCAAGACTTCTTTTTGTATGCATTTTTTAAATTTATCTACCATCTCTCCAACCATTTGCCACTCTGACTTATTGCCAGATGTTTTGTCAGAAGATGTTTTAATATAATCAAAAGAAAAAATCATTCTGTTGCCACGACCAACTTTAGAGTAGTAGAATCTTTTTAATGTGTTTATCATTGAATCAACATCCATACCACCAACATTATAGTAATAAAATTTTAGTGTTTTAATTTTACTCCAAACAGAACGAACTTTATTAACAACTTCTTCACCAGCTTGTCTCCATTTACCACTTTCTAACAAATGAGAAGGTACGCCAGATATTGCAGCACATTGTCGAACAATTAATTCTTCTTTACTCATTTCTCCGTTATCAAAATGTAGAACTGGAACATCGTATTTAAGTGCTACCTTAGTAGCGTAGTCCATACAAAATTGGGTTTTACCGACACCGGAACGAGCGACAATAACTGTAATATTCCCAGGTCTTAATAATGAACCATAGATATCGTTAACTTTTTGGTGTGGGCCCATCATACCAAACTCTTCTACTGGATTGTTGCCACGCTCTTCAATAAAGTCCTCCATCTCATCGTAAATGTTTTGAGGTACATCATCTCCAACTTCAAATAGATTTATCTTTTCGTTATAAAGTTGATCTGCTAATTCTATAATCTCAAGATAAGAAACGTCTGTGCTGACATTTTTCATTTGATCAGCTATCTTGTTTCCAGTAGCAAAAATTTCTCTGCGCACGCTATATTTTTTTAGCTCTTTGATTGACGTTTCTATCTTATCGTCAGAATGTATTTTACGCATTGATAAAGACCTAACATAATCAAGTATGTTAATGTCCTCTTCAAATTTTATACCCAAGTCTTTAATTCTTTGGACTATAACTATTTCATCAATACTTTCGTTTTTCTCTAAAGACTTTTTCAGTATGAGAAAAAGAGTTTTATGCAACAAAGAGTTTTTGTCGTAGAAATCCTTCTCACTTAAGATATTTAGATAATTAACAAATGTGTTAGGTTTTTGTAAAAAAGCAGCTAGAACTTGCTTTTCGATCTCGTAACTATAAATCATATGCACCTAATATTGTGCAAAAAAATCAAAAAGTCAAGTATTTTCTGAATCTTCTAATTCAAAAGGCTCTTCTACGCCACTTGTTAAAAATGTTTCTAAGGCTCTCTTAAGCCCATATTCAGTAACTTGTGTGTCGCATTTGGTGTGTATTAGTGGTTCACCGTTTTCTGTTGAATAGGCTATAATAAAGCCTTTATAGGCATTTGATTTGCCACTTAATTCATATAACTGCTCTAAAAGCCTCTCTGGAACGTTAAATTTTTCAAATTTTGGCTTACTCATCCTATAGATTTACACTTCAGTTAAAATTTTATCAAAATATTCTTCGGATAATTCGTCATCTGGGTAAATTTCTATCAGTTTGATCTCATTTAGTTCACAAAATTCCATTTTTTTGTTATCTCTACGTATTTGACGTACAAAATTAGCTCTGGTTTTGTGAAAATGCTTTACAAACTTAAGGTGTTGTGCGCCCTGCACCTCTATAGCTACCTTTTTAGTGTGATTGTAGAAGTCTAGGCTAAGTTGTGTACCTGCGACCTTAAACTCCTCATATACGGCATCGTAGCGCCAATGCTTGTACAAATAAGATCTTACTGTACGTTGGAATTTGCTTCTGCATTTACCATTCCATTTAATTTTGTACCTGTGTGCATTTCTAACAGGTTTTTCTTTGCCGTATAAAGTTATAAAATTCATAAAAAAAGCCCTCTCCTATTATAGAGAGGGCTCGGTTATTTTCAAGTTAAAAGTTGAGAGCGACCCCAAAGTCAGCGGTTGATTCCCACTCTCCGTTAGTGCCTTGAGCTGTATTTAAATCATTGTTTAGATAATTTAAATTAGCGAACACTGTAAGGTGATCTAATGTTGTTTGAACACCAACTGTAGCTAAAGTATAGCTGTAATCTGTTTCATATTGAAATGATTGACCATACTCTAGTCCAACTGCGATAGCAAAATGCTCAGTAAGATCTAGATCTGTTCCTACTGCAATATCTGCTGTATATTGACCACCCTCTTCTGTTGTAACAGAAACAAGTGAATCAATACCAAACAAGTTTACCGCATAAGAACTAACTAACTCATAAGCATTTACATCATCAATAGAAGTAACATATAGCTCTGTAGCAATATCACCAATGAAAGTAGAAAGAACAGTACCAATAGTACCATACAATTCTTCTTCATCAGCTTTTACTTGCTCGATTGAGCCGACAAGTGATAAGCCACCAATTACTCCTAGTTCTGAAGACGCTTTAATATACTCAACGTCTGCAGATCCGTAAAGTCCGCCATCAATACGTTTTTCGTAGTTACCTACTTGTACGTCAATGTCCCAAGACTTCACCGTTTGTTCTAGTTCCTGTGCCTCTGCTTTATTGCCTCCAAAAATGAAGAAAGCTGCAATAGCTGCGACAACAAGTCCTACTTTAATCTTATTATTTTTTAGTATTTCCATAACTTAAATCAACCCCTACTGAGGGTTAGATAGCCTTTACACTAGTTCGGCTATGTTTGTTTTGAAATAATTGATCAAGAAAGTGCATAATGCTTCATTATCTTCAATTAATTTGAATAAATTAGCTTCTCCTTGTATCTTTTCTGGTAGATCTGGAGCGGACTCCTCTACCAATTCTCTAAATTCTTCTTCAATTGTGATCCAAGCACCTTTTTTGGTAACAAATTCCCACATATAAAGCAAATCTACCAATTCTTTCTCTACCCAAACTGATTTTCCGCCAGTTCTGCCATACCTAATTGGATAAGCAATTGTATTATTGGTTTTTTCATTGGGTGATTTTTTGATTGTAGCTTTTGCCCAATGTCCAATAATTGGATTTGTTTTGGGATCTGGCTGTTTAATTGATGGATTTTGCAAAATTAGGTCTGATTTGAACCTTGGTTCAAACTCTATGATGTAATTGGCAAAGTGCAACAACGCATTTCCACCCGTTGCTGACGTCTGACGTATCGGAGCTTTCGTGTATGGGTCTAGTTTGATGTCTGCCCTCACTTGACTGATGAAAATAGCCATATGGCCCCTTTTTGCAAGAGATATAGACATTCTCTTCATAAAGTTGGCTGCGATTACAGCTCCACCTGCAACTTTATTAGAATCATAGAAGGATTTATCTATATCTTGTTTAGAAATTAAACCATCCACTGAATCTAGGATAAAGCAATATTGATGCTCATCTTCGTTTTGCTCTACTAAAGTCTTAATTGCATCAACGACAACTTCGTAAATATTACTTTCAAAGACGAAACAAGTGCCAGTTTTCCATTCTTTTGCGTCGTATACAAACTTAACACCAGATCTAGCTACCATTTCATTGGATAGACGACCTTCAGCTTTAATATAAAAACCTTTTGATTGTTTTTGTGTGTTGAGCATATTTTTCATTACTTCCAAAGCAGCACTAGTTTTACCACCTTCGTTCATGCCAACAAATCTATGTAAGCCTGGGCCAAACCCACCATTTAGGTTTAAATCAAGTTGTAAGGAACCGCTTGATGCTTTATAATCTACTGATTTCTCAAAGTTGTAATGATCATCCTTCTTTGCTTTGAGAAACTTATCTAATAATTCTGAATCTGTATCACTCATTTAAATAAATCTTTTGTATTTTTCGGTTTATTATATATGGACTCATAATCTTTTCCACATTTTTCTGATATATCATATATTGTATATTTTGATAAGTCAACTTTAAAGTTAAAATTTTTCCATTTTCTATCCATTGTTTCTTTGAGAGCGTCAGATACCAAGTATGCAAGGCTATCATATTTCTTAGGAAAAGTAACAATTTGCAAAAACTCTAAAGAATATCTTTGTTCTAGTTTTTTCAAGAACATCATTTCTCTAGACCAAAACACTCTTTTGCCTTTGTCTGGTATTTCTATTAGTCTAGCTAATATTTCTTTGCGATTCTTTAATGTCATTATCAACCATCCTACGGACTAATGTAGAAAAGTCAACACTTTTTTCCCAATTTAAATCTTTTTGTGCTTCTGATGGATCACCTAATAAAAGTTCTACTTCTGCTGGTCTGTAAAAATCTTTGTTTATTTTTAACAAAATAGCTCCAGTGTCTTTATGAATTAACTTTGTATCCATTGGATTATCTTCTTCATGCCATCTAACAGAGATGCCTGCGTACTCAAAAGATTTTTCTACAAATTCTTTAACAGAATGTGTTTCTCCAGACGCTAATAAATAGTCTTTTGGTTGATGTTGTTTAAGCATTAACCATACAGCTCTAACAAAATCTTCTGAGTGGCTCCAGTCTCTTTTGGCTTCTAAATTACCTAGTTCAAAATATTCTGGTTTTTTACCTTCAGCAAGTTGTTTTTTAATTCTCGCTACATTCATTGTAATTTTTCTTGTAACAAACTCTTCGCCACGACGTTCTGATTCGTGATTAAATAAATAACCTTGTATAGCAAATAAACTGTAAGAATCGCGCCAAACTTTAACAATCTGTCTTGCTGCTACTTTAGATGCTCCATAGGGACTACGAGGTCTAGATGGATGATTAAGGTCTTGTGGACTATAAACAACATCACCAAACTCTTCAGATGATCCAGCGTTGTAATAACGACATTTGGGGCAGTGTTTTCTGATAGCTTCTAATTGATGAAGCACTCCCATTGTATTATTTTGAAAATGATTTACTGGCATCTTCCAACTTAAACCAACAAAAGAATTTGCCGCAAAGTTCATAAAATAGTCTGGTTTAATTTCTTCAATACAAGCGTTGATGCTATGCTCATCTCCTAAATCCATCTCAATTAAATGAAATCTTGGGTCTAATTTTAAGTGTTCTATATGTTTGTGGTTTGGTACGCTCAATCTACGAATAGCGCCATATACCTCCACATCTGTATACTTTAATAAGAACTCGGCCATATAAGAACCGACTTGACCTGTTACACCTGTTACTATTGCTTTTTTCATTTAAAATATTCCTCAGAGTTTACGTTTCTATCATCTATAAATAAATCGTAATATGGTTTTTTCAACTTAAGTTCGTGATATTTTACGCCATATTTATCTAACTGGCTTTTAGTTAAGTCATAATAATCTATACCACTTAAAGTTCCTCTAGCTGTCCAATAAACTATCGTGTGTCCTTCGTCATACAGGTCATTTATCTTTTGTATTCTATCTTTCATTGGTTTAGTGTTTTCATAATTAACACCGTCCGTATCTAAAATTGTATTATCTATATCAACGTATATTACCATATAATAATTCTCCTACTTTAAATTGCCATTCATAATCTATATCAAAACATTCTAACTCGTTCATTGGAAATAGTTTAATACCTCCTTCTTTTTGGAAGTCTCCCATAAATTTATTTTCAGATATTAAATCCATTCTAGATGCATATAAAACGTGAGCGCCTTTATAGGTTGGTTCTACAGCTTTTGTATTCATTAAAGTTTGGTCACTAGGCCAAGGTGTTATTAGTTTACCTTTTGAATTCCAAAAATAATCCTTTTGCTCTATAACCCCAAAAAGATTCTCTTCTTCTTGATTTAAAAAAGTTTTTAAAAATTTATCTATTGTTTCTGTTTTTAGTAATGGGGAACAAGCATTTAGTTTTATAACGTATTTAAAGGGTAACTTGTCGTGCCACTCATAAATTTTTTGAAGTGAGTTGTCGTTGTTCGCTGACTCTTTACTTCTTTCGTATATATTTACGCCATGATCTTTAGCTATATCTTTTAAAGTATCTTCATAAACAGAAACGTATATATTTTCTTTTGGTAGCACTTTTGATTTTAAAAGTTTTTTAATTGCTATATTAAATAAATTAGAATCACCAAAAGGTCTTATCATTTTTTGGGGAACTCTTTCAGAGTTTAATCTAGCTTGAATTATAAATACTATATCAGAGATTGATTTCATTTAAACAGTTATCTTTATGTTTTTTTCCTAAGTTATTTACGATAACATGTGGAAACGTAATGTCAATATATTTTTCTAATAATTTATAATGACTTAAAACTTCTTCATATGTTTGTATCTTATTAGCTCTAAAAAGTTTTGAACTTTGAAAAGAATGTGGCATTTTTGAATTAAAGCTTTGTTTTTTAGTAATACCATCTAAACCAACAAAATCAACTTGTTTTGGTTCTAACGATAATGCAAATATAATTAATTTACCACCCACTCCAGTAAATTTTGCTTGATATCTAGACGCACACAACAAAACATTGTCTTTAAATTTTTCCTTTAAATGTAAATACTTTTCTACTTGTGGTATATCTTCTATACTTATGATTGGATTAAATTTAGTGCAGTAATTTAAAAATTCTTTAGACTGTATGTCCACTTCATTCCCAAGAAAAAATAAATCTACTTTTTTATCTTTAAGTTTTTCAAATTCATAAAAATGATTACAAGAAAAGATGTAATCATAATCATCAGTATTCCAATCTAAGTCTTTAGCTGAAGGACCCCCACATACCACAAGAATTTTACTATCTTTAAATTTAGATAAATATTCTTTAGTTTCATATATATATTCATCGTTTGTAGACCAATGAATACCTTTGTCTTGTTTTACGAATTGAGTTAAGTATCTTAAACCTCTAATGGAATTTATAAAATTTTCTTTGGTAGAAACAAAGGATGCAATTTTTCTATTAGAACAATTCTCCCATGTTCTTTCGTCTAATTTCATTTAGTCTAATGGATACATTTTAACATTTATTTCTGGCTTAACAGAATATATGTTTTTGCTACGAACTTCTCTTTTTTGCACTGAAGGTCTAATAAAGAAAAATAAACATTCTCTAGGCGTAGACCCTTCGGCTGGAACCGTAGCTCTATGATAAATATTTGGGTGCATTAAAGCGTATGTGCCGGCTTTACCTAAAAGACTTTTTACTTCGTAGCCTTCTTCTATTCTTTTTTCAGTTTCCTCTGGTGGTATGCGTTTACCTTTAAAGTGATATGGCATACCATTGTGACCAGGGTAGGTTCTGTTTGTTGGAACCATTGGGAAGTCTCCATCTTTATTTTGTAAATACTGGAAACAGCCATTGTCTTCAGTGACATCAGTTAAATAAATAACTAGTTTTAAAAATTGTTCTGGGCAATCGTCGTAATGCCAAAGCCAAGAACTGTCTGGATTAGCACCAGGTTTGTTTTTGTAAATGTGTAAAATTTGTGCATGTGCATTTGATTTGAAAACTT